TTAGGTTTTCTGTATTCGCTACGTTCCCAAGTCCTAACCGCTGCTTTCCAATCTTTCATGGAGTTCTTTCCTACTTTCCATCCGTTGCTTTCGTAGTAATCAAAGAATTGTTCAGCGTTTACATTATTGTTTCTTTCAATGCAGTAGTCTTGTATTTCATTAATAGTAGGTTTAACAAAGCGTTTAGCTTTGGTAGGTGATTTATTCGCCTTAGTATCTAACTCTAACTCTATTTCTTTCTCTATCTCTAACTCTTTCTCTATCTCTCCGTTACACAATTGTTTCACTTGTGTTACATCAGCGTTACATTGTAACGCTTTTTTTCTTTCTCGATGCTTACGAACCCTACTAGCTACTGCGGTTTCACACCCTGTACTATCTTTTGTATCTGGTAGATAGTATTCTTCGTCAGAACACATTTCTAGTAGTCCACTTTTGAGTAGGTACTGTATTGTTATTTGTACATTCTCTTCTTTTTCATCAAGATCTAATGCGAGTTCTGATGCAAAATCATCTTCAAGTCCGTCAAAGTAAAGTTTTCCATCACTCATGATTGAACGTAGTAACATTTTGAGATAGATAATTGTATAGGTATCACCACCTGCAATCTTTCTTAATCGTTTAATTTCTTTTCTTTGGAAGAAATCTTTATGTAACTTCAACCAAAAGTATCGTTTAGGTTCGCTCATAGGCTAGTCCTTGTTTAGACTTTCGATAAATTCTTCTTCCGTCAAAGGTTTACCTAGCATGGCAATTCTAGTAAGTGCTTTTGCGATTTCTTCTTTCTCATTTTCTACAACTAATACACTATTAACCATCGCATAGATTGCACTTAGTTCTTCAATTATTCTGTTATTGAATGTTTGTTCACCTTGGTCTGCTTTGTAAAACTCAATACGATTTTCAACATATGCACTAATCATTACTAATTCGTTCATACTCATCTGTCCTCTTTTCTACTTCCTCTAACAAGTGTTTGCGTATATCTTTTGCTAACACTCCATGTGCTTGATTGTGGCATTGCATACACAAGCAAGCTAGATTTCTCAATTCACTTAAACCACCTTGTGAACGAAACACTATGTGGTGGCATTGTTCCGCCCTATATCCACATATAACGCATTGTCCGTTATCACGTTCATAGGCTTGTTTTCGTGTTACTGAATATAGTTTGTTATCCCTTTTTTTCCTGTTGTTCACTCTCCCACCCCTCTATGAGTGATTGAATGTACTCACTAGGTTCTAATTTGATACCTAGTTGTTCACATTCATCTGTTAGACAATCAATAAGTCTTGCCATTTCTTGCTGGTTATATACTGACGAACCGTGGTAACACATTATGTTGTGATACCATGGAATACTTTTACATTCGCCAGCATCTTCGGCTATCCATCCCAGCCCATGACCTTGCCATATTTGAATATAACGTTCGATTGCATCCTCATGGACTGGTACATATGTGAAATGTCCACAGTCTTTTATTGCCTTGCGGTACACAGCCTCTTTTGATGTGTACCAAGTCTTGCTTAACTCTTCCGCTATCTTTTGACATAGAACCCAGCAATATGCATTAGCGTTCATACTACGTGATTTTGATTTCTTTTTGATTTCAATCACGTATTCTTTTTCTTTATCTAATTTCGCTAGATCATTGTCATGTGGTGCAGGTATTACTACCATTACACCTAGTGGACTACGAAGTATATCAATATTACTTGTTGTCCACTTCATAGCCTTTTACCCAGTCATAAAGTTTAGACATTTGGTCTCTTGTAACGTTATCAATCACACCAACACCAAACATTTCTGTTAATTGGTGTGCTACTTGTTCTTCACTTAACCCATGTTCACTTGCCATCTTTAGCACGATTGCATACGCATTGTGAGGGTCAAATTCTTTTTCTTTCTTTTCCTTTTCTGCCGCTGCATTGATTTTGGTATCTTGTAAACCTCGATATACATCAGCGCCTACACCAATCATTTTTGCTGCAGCACCTAATGCATCGGTAACCGCCATCTTGAATGCCTCATCGTTTCCGTGGTAACCATTTTTGTCTTTATAGATTAAGAAATCACCACCATAACCAGGAATTGGTTTACTCCATTCATCGCCATCTTTGATGTATAGATTTACTTTTACATAAAGCATCGTTTCGCCAGTAGCCTCTACTAATACTTGTTCCGTATCTACAATGTCAAAGTACCAACCAACACCACACATACCATAAACTTCGGTTAATATTTCCCATCTCCATTGTGGAGAAATATCATACTTACCTTTTAGTTTCCCAAAGTCAATTATCTTTAACGCTGATTGCGGTACAGTTTTTACCGCATTATATCTACTATCCATCTATACCTCTTTATATTTGTAACCACGCATTTCTAAGAAATCAGTTAAATCTTTTGCATCATCTTCTGTTAAGTCATAAACAGTTACTGTAAAACCAGTTTTAGTTTCTACAACTTCGCTTGGTTCAACTGTTTCATTTGTGATGCTTGCTCGTGCAGCATCTTCCATTTCGTTTCGCTCTGCAAATTTTGCATTGATTAACTCTCTAGCCTGATCTAGTGGCATATCTTGTACAATGTTCCAACACTCATTAAATGTGATTGGTGTTGCAAGTTCGTATTGTTGGTT